TTCTTTAAGAGCAATCGGTAGGTAGTCAAAATCCAACACTGCGTCAACAAGTCTCTGATGCCCACCGGCACCGCCTTCGTTATATCCGGCTTCATTGAGAACACTTGTATCAAGATTCCCATCTTCGTTTCTAACCAAAACAAAAATGTGGTTAGCTAGGTATGCAACAGTGATAATAACGCTTTTTCTTTGAGGGTCTTCGGAAGGCCTGATCTCTTTGTCCAGGCTCATCCATGCTCCGGTCCTAATCATTGTTCCAATCTTGCCTTTAACAAGAGAGTGTGCAATGGCTAGTCGTTCGTTAACCAACCCAGCGTAAAGATCATCACCTTGACCGGTGAGCACGGCTTCTACTTTGTCTTCACCAAACTGATCTGTTTCATCTCTGTCAGCTGTTGAAATTACAGCCCACACTTGACCAAGAATATCCGGGTCACCAAACTTGTCGTTGATTTGGCTTTCAAGTTCTTTCAAAGATTCAAATACACCTGATATAGCTTCTTCTACAAGCTCGTTAAAAGCATCGTTCACTGATTCTTTTGCTTGGTCTTCACTCATGATTCCTCCTTAAAGCGGATTTGCTTGAGTCCATTTTACCCGACACCCGAAAATCGGGGCCGGCCTGCACCTACCCCTTGTACATTCTCGATTCGATATGTTCCACCGAAAACTCTTCAAGGATCTTGGACATTTGCTCCTCGGTGAAATTGGAAGCAAACTTGATTGCTGCTTCTTTTGCAAGCTCTCGTGCTGCTTCGTTTTCGTTATCCAGTGACTGGATCAGTAGCCCCTTGAATTGTTTTTTTAGTTCGTCCACTATTTTCCTCCATTGTTACGCCCACCGAACAGTGGGACTGTACGTTTTGACATATCGGTGGGTAAGTCTTAACGTGCGTTGTAATCATAGCTTTGCACTTAGGACATACCCAATTGGTCTTCATGATACGAGCTGGCACTCACATTTCTTTACGTAGTTGCGTTCTAGTCCGGTCAAAAGATCGGTGCTTTTATAATAGTCCTGTGTCATTACCCAGTTGTCTTTGCTCTGCTCCTCCCATCGAGCGCCGTCGTCCCAACCAGTGCCCTTGCATGTACTGCAGCTAGGGCCAGCTACTAAATCTTTGTTCTTAATCGAGCGAATAACATGCTTCAATCGAGCCAAGCTAGGAAAAGATGTGTCGTTCTCAAGCTTTGCTAGCACTGGCTTTATGTCGTCCACATCTACCCCAAGAAGCAAGAACTCATCTTTGGTCCAAGCGTTCTTGACGGTGTTCCTGGCGATATTCGAACTTGGGAACAAGCCGCAGATGCGATCAATCATTAATTCAATATGAGCAGGGGTCATTTCTTCTTCTTTCTGGTCTCGACTTCCTTGCGGAATACCGCAACGACATGAACGAGCCTGTCGGTATCTGATTGCCCTGTGTACACCTTTTCTAAAAATTGTATTGCATCTTGAAGCACTGATGTTGGGATCATGATGTTGGCCACCTCCGTAGGCCGAGTAACGATAGTCGCTCATTTGCCGTTTTGCCACCCCAAACACCAAACGCCAGCAAATTATCTTTTGCATATTTGAGGCATTGGTAGGTGACCGGACACGTAGCGCAAATCGCTTTTGCCACTTCAATCTTGTCTTGGTTGTATCCCCTTACGGAAAAGAACAGTTCGGTTTGGCCCTTGCAGGCAGCCTCCTCTTTCCACTCTATTGTTTTATTGCGTAAACCCCAAGAGCTCAATAGCTCGGTTGACACAAGTTCCCTCCTTTGTTTGTCGGTTAGAGGCGGTTTGTTTACATTCCCCATGGGCTAAAGCTATTGCCCGCAGCTTCGTAAACTGCCAAAGCCGCCACCAAATTCACGGTGGGGTCTAGCAGGTCTTTGCACGTGTTCACGATTTGCAACGTTTGCAAGTATCCCTTTGCTGAATACTTTGATGGTTTGCACCAAGTTGCGTCGTTGATTTGAGTGAGCCCATAGTCCCAAGAACCGTTCCTGTTTAGGGTCGTGTTTATGGCTGTGGGCCTGCATCTCGATTCTCTGTGAATGATGTAGTCGAGAGTCGCTAAATCTCGGATCTTCCAGCCAGCAGACACCGCATACTCCCGCCATTGTGGACACATACCTTTGCTTTTGGCAGCGTGGGCATGACCACTTGGAAGTACTGACAGCAAGACTGCCGTAACTAAAGATAGTAGTTTCATTTGATTCCTCCAAGTTTATCAAATTAAGCCTGCTTTTTTGAGTAATTGTACTAACGTCTCCAGCGTTAGTACCGCATACTGGGAGTTGGCACTGCCGTGACCGCGTCGCTTAGCCACGACAATACCAAACTCCGCACCTGCGTTTTTTCTTTCGACCTCTGCTTCATTGAGCCAGCCTGAGAAATTCAATGTCTTGTGATCTTTGCATTCCCACACAAGTTTTTTGTTGGTGCCTGCAATGTCGCCTTTGTCGTGTACACCGCTGAGTGTGCGTCGTTCAACGTTTGGATAAGTGTCACGTAAATAATTTACGATCAGCGTCTCAAATGCTGTTCCTTTAGCTTTGCTCTTGCTCATACAACCTCAATGCGTGTACACACGGATCTCCGCCCTCATCCCATTGTACATTCTCTTCGTCTGTCATGGGGAGACCGTCATGAGTGGAACAGACAGGTGATGAACAATACTTTCGCTCAACACCGTACTGTATCCACTCATGAATGTCCATTAGAACGGATCTTCAGGTGTTAGTGCAACCGTTTTGAGTGCTGTAATCACATTGCTAGCTTCGCCCATAAGGATCTCGCTAACCGATTTGATCTCACGGTTGATGGTTGCGCTGACGTAACTGACGCCCTCTACTTCGCTCATGCCCTTGCCACGAATCAACGAACGGATAAGACCAAGCTGCTTCTCTGAAGCAGTAGCTCCAGGGTTCTTGATTGATGGGGCCGGCTTGCCAACTTCTTCTGCGTTAAACGCTTGCTTGGCTTTCTGATAGTTCTGACTTGCAGCCGGTGGTCTTGGTGCTACAGGCGCGCTCTCCCCACGCTGTACCTTTTCCATTTCCTCACGGCTAGGTCGTGAACCCTTGGTTGCATAGCCACAGTTGGCCAGTCCGCGCCCAATTGCGCTGGTCTCTGCGTTTTCCGCATGGCTGGTTTTATTGACCGGTGATGCACCACGGACTTCTTCTGCGTATCCGGTTGCTACTGGACGATCGTCTTCACGGTTGAAGTAGATTTCCGCACGAACAAGAATGCGACTCTCGTCGTAGTAGTGAACCGACGTAAGAATACGCCCCTGCTTGTGGTCATCCCAAAACTTAACAAGACGGTCTTCGACGGTCTCGTAGTCTGCGAGGTTAAACATTGCCATTACTTGCTCCTTTTTGTTGTTCTGATTGTTCGGTACTCTGTTTGCTTGGTGAACTTCTCCGCCAGTGCTGGATGCTCTGACTGGAACCTTGTGGTGTCGAAGGATGATTTCTTGGATACTTTCCACGTGACCACCTTATCTCCGTTGATTGATCCGACTTCGCAACCCTCAAGGGCCATTGCGATAGCCGTCTTGGCTTCTTCCTCCATAGAAGCGGCTTCTGATTTCATCTTACGAGCTGTCTCCAACTTATCCAACACTTCCACAAAATCCTCAGGCAGCTCTTTGGTCTCATACTTAGCTGGATTGAGCGCACTTGCATTTTCGTAATTCATCTGAGCGTCAGGTGGAACTACTCCTTGGTCGATGTACCCAAGGAAATCTCTGCAAGCCTCAATGTGCTTTTGCTTCTCATCTGATGTGACTGTCTGTGTGTGTCGGTGGTACTCAAGTGAGCTATCAAGGATGCCCCACTCAACCCTGTCCGAGTCGGCGCAGATTGCTTGGTGCACTCCCTGCCAGTACCACATATTTGTCAGCTGTCCTGTCCACATCTTGTTTGATGTTTTGATCTCAACCGGAATGCCGTCAGGCGTAATGCCGTCAAGTGTGGCCAACAAACGAACTGCGTTGTCGTCCGTATTAAATGCGTACAAAATTTCGGGGGTGGAAACTTCGACGTTTTCAATGTCGGCGTACCACTTTATAAGGACGGGTTCGAGTCGGTTCCCGCGCTCCATCGCCGCGTTCGCTTTTGTAGGCGCTGGTGGGGTTTCCGCCAACAATTCAATTGCGAGGTCGGCTGTTGTCATATACGGGTTTTGCCCGTGAACCGCCGAGGCGACCGAAGCGGTTATGCGAGGTAAGCCGTCTTCATCTTTCCACCTTGCCGTCAACCACTCCTGGCTTCCGTGTTCCGGTTTGTCGATTACGTATCTGTATCCGTTCATTTTTGTTTCTCCTCTTGTCGATTACTTTTATTGATTGAATCATTGAGATCGGTACATGGGTCACGTTACCAACTGTGTGCACCTTTGGCAACTCTGCGTCAAACATGGTGGCGCACAAAGTGATGTAGTCAACCTGGCAGTTCTTCCAGAAGTACCCGACGCTTGAAGCTATCTGATCCTCTGGCTTGTACGAATCTATTTCAGTCCATCCATTAGGTGCGTCGTAAGCGTCACGCCAAGTTATTTCCACAAGAGACCATGCTGCCATGTCTTCTATTTGCTTGTCAAACGATTTGATTCTCATTAGTCTAACCAACACGTGTACTCCGAAGTTACACGTCCTTTCTGTGGATCGATGAAGTGAAGTCTTTGTGATGGCTTTCCTACTGCACCTACATACGCACGAGCGTATTCATTGTGTGACTCTGGTGAGCCTGACACAAAGATACGTCCGGCATTAGCCATGGTAAGTGTTGTTGGTGTGTGGAAGTGACCCACATAACAATCGTCAAACGGTTCCACCACGCCTGTCGACCATGAGCTGACCTTGCGGAGAATTCCACCATAAGAACCAATCTCGTCGCCATGCACAAGCAAAGCTCTGTACTTTCCAATCTCAACTATCTGATACCAGTCCAAAGACTGTTGCCATGTTACGTTCTTTAGGTCCTTTGTCCGGTCGCTTGTTATCTTGTAAGCAACGCGGTCGATGTTGTCGCCGTTAGGCATGTCACCCTTGCGCCCCAATCTCCCGTGGTTGCCATACTCACACACGATGGATACCTTTTCAAAGTAAGCAGAGAATGTGCGTACCATCTGCTCCATGATTTTGGAAACCTCGAACAGCTGCTCGAATAGATGTGCTTCGATTTCGTAGGCTTGGCCCGGAAATATTGATACACCTTCCACCATGTCGCCACCAAACATGAGTACGCACTCCTTGACGGGGTGGTGCTTGCGTTGGATGTCGGTTAGCTCTAGGACCTTTTCTGTGAATAGCTCGATCCTTTTTGCCAGTGTTGCTATGTCAAAAGATATTGTCTTCTTGCCACACTGCCAATCGGTTGCGTGGACTAAAGCTACCTCTGGCTTGATTTTCCTAACATCTTTTGCTGGTAACGCCGGTGTTCTACGCGCATTGCCAGTAGCCAAAGACGCATCCTTTGCAGCGCGATAAACCGCATCAATGATGCCCTGGGATTTAATCCTGGACTTGGACTCTGCAAGCTGGCTTGTTTTAAGAGCACGCCTAAGTTCTGCAATTTCATTTTGCAACTCTACCGACTCAGAGAACTTACTACTCACTTTTGCCTCCATCTTTGTATTGTCATTACAGAGATTTCAACACCAAGATCGCGCAAGGCTTTGTGAATAGCGCCACTTGATATGCCTGGGTTTTTCATTGCTTGCATGAAGTCCTTGTATGAATCATCATCGAGCGTGATCTTAATTTTTTCTTCTGCTGACGGTTGATGTTTTGTCGATAAAGCTTTTGCAAACTTGCTCATAGTGTTTCCTCCTGTTGGTACATGTTACATCATACACACACAGTGTATAGGCAATCGGGGAGGTAAACCCCAGTCCGACTACTGGGGCTACCTCAACCCTGACACACAAGGGAAACAAGGGAGGAAAACCTTGTGCGCTTGTCCATAATTTAGCACAGAGCTGTCCTTAAGGCTGCTGACGGGTTTGGCCCAGCTGTTGCTTGGGGTCACATTCACACTGTATTCATTGAACTATTGAGAGAGTGTGCGTCCTCCGCCCCACCCCCCGGCCTTCAGTCAATCACCAAATTTTTTGAATTGCAACTTTATTTTTTATGCTGCTCAATGTGGTTAGTCAAACGCACTGAAACATCGCCCACTTTGTCTTCTGTCCGGTCTTGTGCTCGACGCATTAAACGCAACATTGCCATAACTGTGTCATGGTCTTTACGGTTCTCAGTCTTGAATCTTTGTATGACTACGGTCAACAGACCAAAAGCACCAGTAACAGCAGCAGCAAGAACGAGAGCGACCCCAGCATCCACATCAAGCAGGCTTTCCTACGTAGCGGATATGCCAAGGCTCTGCGCCTTTACCGTTAGCGTCACCTAAGACTTCGTGCGAGAAACCAAACGTTCCTTCATGCGCCAATAGCCAAGCAAGGACCTTGCCGTTAGCATTCGCCACATCGACCGCGATGCCGTACAAGTGCTTTGAACCACGCGCTTTGTCGTTTGCAGGGTCGTCATACGGGGTGGCAAGAATTGCCATACCAGGCTTTAGATACCATGTTTCGTTGTTCCAGTGCTTTGTTGAAGCTCCAGTAATAGGTTCTTTTTGATAGCGCTGACGAAACCCAGCTTCTTGTTGTGCCACTGAACGTAGTGTATCTCCTGCACTGGTAGGTTTAAGGACTACGCCTTCGGCTTTTGCAGCCGCAACCATTTCTTCCCAAGCCAAAGCAGCACACTTCTCAAGTTTGCCCCCTCCGGTGATTGGGGCGACCATATCAGGTGAGATCTGAGAAGGCTTCTTGCCTTTAAGATGTTCACACCAAACAATTGGTTTGACAGGCCAGTTTGGCTTTGCCACTATTTCTTCCTAATCGCTGGTCCGCTACCGCCCATGATTTCACGGCGTAACATTTCGGCCAATGATTTAGCGTTAGTGTTAAGTGACGTTGGTGTTGATGGCGGCTTTGGACCCTTTGCCATTACTCGGCCTTTGGCTTTGCGCCGAATGCCTCATTGATTTCTTCAAGTGTTAGCTTGCCGTCAAGCGATGCTTGGGCTAGCTTTTGAATAACTGTTGCGCATGCTGCAAATCCAGCAAGTACTGCAGACTTCCAGATTTCTAACTCAGGAGCAATGACTGCGCTACCACCAACGATGGCTAGTGCTGATGACAAAAATACTGCAACAATTCGTCCGGCAATGTCTTGTGCTTTTTTCATTCTGGTTCTTTCTTTGAGAAGGTTAATGCAGAGTGTATCAAAATGGCTACACCGGTAATGAGGGCAGCTTGTTTAAAAGTTGGACCCGACAATGTAATTAATACCATACCGGTACCAGCCCACGTCCAAGAATTGTCCAATAAATAGTCAAGAATTTTTCTCATTAGCGCTTGATTCTAGCACCAGCTGCCGCAAGGGTTATCCCTGCTGTGACGGCAATCAATGTACGCCTGGTTCCAACAGGGATATTTGATCCAAGTGGGACGTAGGTATCGAGTGCGTTCTTGAAGATGTCAATCTTCCCCTCAAAACTAGACCGCACTTCAGCAGGTGCATCTTGAACTGCAGCAATAAGCTCCTTTGTTTGTGCGTCGGTTAATTGGTCAACATCCAGGGCTTCAAAAATCTGATCTGCTTGTTCACTGCTAACTACAGCAAGCACTTCGGGAGATGTAGCAAGCGCCACAGCCTGCGCTTGGGTGGGCTCTTCGGCAAGTATCTGATCTACCACCTGCGTAACCTGATCTGGAGTTAACTGAGAAAGAGCCTCTACAAGGGTTTCTACGGTCGTGGCCTCCTCAAGTATGGATGTGACTTCTTCCTCGCTTAAGGGGGCATCTGGAAGCGTCTCAGGGGTTGTGTCCACCACCTCTGGCTCGGTAGCCTCAGGGTATGTTTCTTCTGGACTTGGCTCAGTTGTTGTGGTTGTTTCTTCGGGAGGCGTCTCCTCTTGGGTGGGCTCCTCTACTACTGTCGTTGTGGTGCCTGTCGGTACTTCGACAATCTCTTCAGGAACGGAAGGCGCAACAGGTTCTGGCTCGAATATTTGAGGGGGTGTAGTCGATGCTGGAGCTTCTGGCAATAGGGTCGTGGTCGGCTCTAATAATGATGATGTTGTTTGGGGTAAGGAAGAAGTAGAACTAGTTGAGGTATCCGGTGAACTCGTTGAGGTTTCTAGAACTGTCGTAGTAGTCAGGACTGTGGCAGGGACAGTCGTTGACGGGACAGTAGTAGTAGTAGTCGTCGTCGTTGTTGTGGATGTGGTTATAGATGCCCATAAAGATAGGTTAGCAATAGTTAGGTGACCCGGGGCACAACAGGTGTCAATTGAATACTGCCGGAACGTGAACACATCACCTTCATTCACGGGTACAGACTTGGTTCCTGTCGCATTGTTCTGTTGTGTAAGCAAGGTGTATACGCCGTTGATGCCGTACTGTGGTGGGTCGTACACCCAGCCATCAGTCGTCTGATACGACCAGGTGAAATTTATTGTGTCCACATCTGCCGGGATTGTGGTTTCAATCTTCACCCAATGGGCAGCACCGGAGCAACCGCCCTGATCGGGGCCATGCAAGATGATCGTGTCGTCAATTACTTCCACCGAACCAGACGTTGGACAGGACTGGTTGTATGTCCATTCACCGACGACATCAGCTTTAGCAGGCTTTGCAAATAGGGCGAAAGCAATTGCGGGAATGATTATCAGCCAACGGAAACGCATAACTCCTCAAACAATCCCATAGCAGGTTGGAAACTTGGTGCAGTTCTCATCTCCTCAATAATACTCGCAAAGTTATTTTTGTTTTTTGAGGGATAGTGGATGCCGTCAGACAAATTAAAAGGGTTGGTTTTAATTGTCAAACCGTAATGCTGTGCCACATAATCAACGCATTGCACGGGTTCACTGATTAGTTGTTCAAACGGGATTACAACTAAATCTGAAATTGAACATTTTGAATAGTAAGCGCAGTACCAGTCAAGGACTTTCTCCGCCCTGTCAATTCGACTGTCTTCTGTTAGGACTATCCAACTTGGGACACATTCCAACGGGTTGCGGATAGAGACAACAACGTTTTGTTCGGTTCCCAATGGCTCAATCCTGTGGTCCAACCATTCACAGTCGGTTAGATGTAGAAAGAAGTGGCTGCCTGAACGGGGAAATGCGCCAAACTTTAGCGAACCCATTGTTGGGTTGCTTCGTCCCAATACCAAAAACCATCTTCCTCAGGTTTCGGTACTGGTGCTTGCCATTCTTTGTTTGAATCAAGAGTCCAAGAAGGAAATGGCTTCGGTGAAGTGAACACGTCTTCTTCAGCAAAATACACAGAACCAATACCAGCATAAAATTGTCGGAAGTTATTGTTGTAACTGGTTTGTTTCCAAACACCATTCAAACCTAAAGCAGCAATAAATGCCTGACCTATTGGTTCGGAATCTGGAAAATCTAAATCACCGCAATCTTTGTTTGCAACAACAATAACTCTTGTTACTGTGTTGTTTTCGTCAAGTTCTGCAAAGTGTGCCATTACGCCAACCACCTAACATAAACAATTCCTGAACCACCATTACCGCCAACTCCTGCATACAAATCAGGTAGACCAGAACCACCAGCACCACCACCACCGCCACCACTGTTTGCCACACCTGATTGCGCAGTTGCATATCCAGCCGCATTACCACCGCCACCTGAGCCGCCAGCACCGCTGTTTGCGTTACCGCCGCCACCCGACTTGAAGAGGCTTGTTCCACCGATAAAAGTATTTACCTGCGTTCCTGCTGCACCGTTTGCGTTAGTTCCACCGCTTGTTGAAGACGCACCACCAGCACCAGTAAAACCGCCACCAGTTGAAGGGTTTCCATTAGCACGACTGTAGGCAGGTGCGGCTGGACCTGCACCAACAACTATGGAATGAGTGCCTTCAGCAAGAGCAACTGTTCCTTGCGTGATGGTTCCACCAACTCCGCCCAAACCAAAAAAGTTGTAACCGTTTCCACCGAAACCACTTGCACCGCTACCTATACACATGAATTCAAATGTTCCAGCACCAGTCACCGTCAAGTTCCCTGATGCGTTGAACTGTAGATAGTTATATCCAGTACCAGTTGCTACAGGCGCACCAATACCACCAGTAGCATCAGGGCCAGTAGCACCACCACGCCAATAAGCATTTACTTGGTTGGTGCTACTACGGCGTGAGCGTGGGGCTAAAGCACCACCACTAATGGCTTTGCCGCCAGATGTTTGTTGCAAACTAAAAGGCACTTAGTACCCCTTAGGCAATTACGTTGACGTATCCGTGCAGCGAAATAACGCTTGCTGTTGCAGCAAAAGCCCTAACAGTAAGGGCTGTAGCGTTTCCTTTTAGCAGCAAACCCGGTACAATTAGATAAAGACCGTTTTCAGCTTTAACCGTGTACTCAATGTTTCCGTTGGGTGCAGTAGCATCACCCCATTCAATGGTCAATTTTACGTCTGATGCAGATGTATTGACTGCATACAACCAAACTTCATGGAGTGTTGACGTTGTGGTAGATCCGGTATGGACAAGTGTTCCAGGAGTAGCTGTAGCTACAGCCAAAACTCCTTTGCCATCTGTTGAACCACTCAAGATTGTTTTGCTATATGTTGCCATGTTGTTCCTTTATCCGAATACTTGTGAAGCGATAATGTTTTGATCGGTTTCAGCTACAGAAACCCATGCCGTTCCAGTAGATTGTGTTGAGTCGGCAACAAGTGAGAATGTGTTTGTGCCAACACCAAGACGCGCAGGTGTGTTGGCTGCAGAAGCAGCAACAAGGTCGCCCTTTGTAGTCATCAATGAACGCGGTGAGGCCTGCCAAGCTACACCGTTAGTAGCAGCAGAGTCAGCTCCAAGAACAAAGTAGTTAGTTCCAACAGCTAGACGGTTTAAAACAGACCCAGTAGTAACCAACAAGTCACCCTTAGTCGTCAGTTTCGCTACAAGTTCGTTCGCCTCATCCGCATCATTAGCGGTGAACACCGGATAAATTGTCGCACCCGCAGAGTGACTGCTTGCACTCGTATCATCCTGCGCCCTAGTAAGAGTAAGAGTCGAACCCGAAATAGTTGCACTGCAC